CCGACCCCCGTTTGGGGGTCGGTGTGGACGGGTCGGGCGGTTATGGGCGGCGCTCCTTGGGGCGTTGACGGGCTGCTAGCGCGGCGTCAAATAGAACGGTCGGGGTCGGATTCGCGTCGTCGAGACTCGCAGTAACCCGCAAACCCCGGTTTCGAACGGTCGTGCGGAATCGACGGATTTTGACGCTTCCAGCCGTGCACAGGATGCCGTAGGACCGTGATGGCCGAGTGTTTTTCCGTTTGCCATATAAGCACTCACGGGGGTTCCGATTCGTGTCACCGGCTCTCGCAGCGACCCAAGGCCGAATGCCAGCCCCGTCAGGAAGTAGTGCGAATCTCGCAATGGTCTGCTCGTCGGGCTCGACTCGGACGACAGAAAGCGAACGGTTCCCTTAGGCCGCGATGTCGAGGGCGAAGATGCGGACGGCGCTGAACGACGACAGCCGCATCGTATAGGACGTACCGTTGACGACGGCGAGGCTGACGGTCAGGGCGTCGCCGTCGGCGAGTGCCCCGACCCATGCGGCCCCGCCCGAGACGTTTGTGCCGGCGAGCGGCCAGACGACGAAATCGGCGACGGACGCACCGTTGACGTTGATACCGCCGCGTGACACCGAGACGGCTCCCGTGACCGTCCCGGTGACGGTGCAGGTCAGGAGCCATATCCCCGCGCCGTTCGTCGGGACGGTCCATGTCGACGAGGCGTATTGGCCGGAATGACTGTCTTTGACGACCGTCGCGAACGGCAGGTTCCCGCTCGCTTGTGTCGTCGATGCGCCAGTACGTTGGAAACCCCATGTCTTGCCGAACGTCGCGAAGCCATCGCCCTGCAGGAGCGTCCCCGGTTGTGCCGCTCCTTGGAGCAAGGCCCCGGCCCCGCCGGGGAAGGCGGTCCCGCCGCCGTCGGCAGCGCCCGCCGCGTTATACGTCGTCAGGTAGCGCGAGGTCAGCGAATCGCTGCTCTGCTGCTTGAATGTCCCGAGCGCGGGGGCCGTCGCCGAGGGGAGCATATAGACCCGGACCGAGTCGGGGTCGTCGGCGCCCCCGACGGGGATGGTCGGGTTCGTGACGTTGAGCCGCATCCGGCGGTCCATCGTGATGTTCGAGCGAGGACCGAGCGCCGTCTCGTGCGTCGTCCCGGCGCTGTCGTACCAGCTATAGCCGACCCAATACTTCGACGAGGCCGTTGTCCAGTCCCAAGTCGTATGGTCATAGATGCCCCAGCCGCCGTTCACTGACGAACCCGAGGCGTGATGAAAGACGGTGCCATCCCAATAGATGCTCGAATAGTCCCCGTCCGATTGGCCGAGGAAATCCGTGTTGGCGACGACGGCTCCCGTCGAAGGCGTCGCCCGATACGTCCGCGTGTACCAAGAGAGATTCGGGAAGGTACCCTGAACGAATTCGACGTCGATATACCAGTTGGTGCCGTCATAGTCGAGCCCGACCATCGAGTTGACGGATGAACCGGTCGGATAGCCGGTGATGGTCTTGGATGAGGAAAATGCCGGGGCCGTCGTCCAAGTCTCGACGGCCATGAACGGCGAGAAGTCATAGCGCAACAGGAGAAGGTTCGTCCCGTCCGTCGTGATATCCCATATCTGCGACCCGGCGACGGTTCGCGTCGCCGTCGCCGATTGCGCGCCAGTCGAACGGGTGACCTTATTGACGCGCCACGTACTCGTCGTCGCGTTATCGAATGCCCCGATATACCAACTCGTCCCGAGGCGACAGATGCCCATGCTGTCGCTGGGGTACCAGTCCGTCCCCATCGTCAAGCCGGTCAGCGTCGTCCGCCTGTCGACCGACCAGTCCGATATCTTCCATTCGATGACCTCGAAGATGTTCGGGTTGCTCGCCTTCGCCCATGCGACGACGGCGAAGATGACCGCCGTCGTTCCTGACGCCCCGCCGTTCGCGTCGTATTTGAGATGCGAGATGCCATTAATGCCGTAGCCGCTCGACGGCGCGGAGACGACGGCGGGGGAATGACCCTGCCAGCCCTTCGCGAGCGTCGGCGCGATGGTCGGCGGCAGGACGCCCGCGCCGAGCGTCGTAACGCTGTTCTTGGCGAACAGGTTGGCCCCATCGAACTCGGATGCGCCGGTCGCGACGAGTGTCGAGGCCGTTAGCTCGCCGCTGACGCTGACGGGTGAGCCGTCGGTCGGGGCGTTGAGCAGGATGGCATCGGACGTGTCGTACAGGCGGATGCCATTCGAGTCGAACTCGACCCGCGCTCCGGCTGCCGCCGTCTCGATAAGCGTTGCGAGGATGAGCGTCGCGGTGAGCTTATCGGCGGTGATGGCCCCGGCGGCGACCTTCGGCGTCGTAACCGCCCCATCCGTAATCTTCGTCGTCGTGATGGGCAGGACGCCCGCAGCCGAGGAGTTGACCCATACGGACATCGTGACGATGGGGTCGCCGAACTCGATGGCGTATTCGGGCGTGTTCTGATTCCCCGGCCACGTCACCGTCACGTTCTGAACGCTGTAATTGACCGCAGACTGCCCGAGGTTCGCGCTCGTGAGCAGGAACGTCATCGCGGGCCATAGGCCCTGCTGATTGATGATGCACGAGCCCTTGGCGGTCGTCGTCCCGTCGGTGTTCTGCGTCGTCCCGACCCGCAACGAGCGATAGCCGTACGTCGTCGAGTTATTCGGAACGTCCGACAGATTGAAGGGAGCAGCCGACGCCGTAGCGGCGACCGTATTCGTCGCCGTTATCTTGACGTCGCGATGGCCCGTCGCCCGGTCGACGATATCGGCCTGCTCGACCTGCGTGACCGTCCCCGTCCACGTCGGGTTCGTCATCGTCACCGCATCGCCGAGAGCCGGAACCGTCGTCGGGTCCTCGAGGACGCAGTCCATCGTGTTGAGCTTGACGGTAAGCGACGCGAATTTGACCTTGGAGATTTGGGCTGTTGCCCCGATTTGCAGGGTCGTCGCCATCGCTTTAGGTCCCCGGCGCGAAGCGCAGCCGAGCCGCCAGCGTATTCGTCAGCCGGTCGATGGTCGGGCCGTCGATGATGCCCCCGTTGATATTGACGATGATGGTCGGCCCGCCCATCGCCTCGCCCCGAGCGACGACCTTCTCCCCCGCCTGCAGGATGGTCAGAACGTCACTACCGGGAATACCGGGAACGACACCGCCGCTATGAAGTCTCGGGATACGTCCGATGCCGACGCCGTTCCAGTCCATATCGACCGGGCCGACATGGACGTGGACCTGTATCGCGTCGATTGCGTCGATGACCGAGTTGACGATGCCGATGACCGTATTGATGACGTTCTTGACCGTCCCTACGATGGACCCGAACACCGTCGAGACGATGCGCCCGATGCCCGAGAACGCCGCTCCCAGCGCGGGCAGCACCGTCTTGGTGAGCACGCCGATGGCGGCTCCGATAGCGGGGAACACCGTCGAGTTGAGCCAGCCGAGGAACTGACCGAACGGCGGCAGGACGTTCTTCGTTATCCATTCGAACGTCGTCGCCAGCGGTGGCAGGACGTTCTTCGTGATGAACTCGATGGCCTGCGCGACGGCGGGCATGACGTCCTTGGCGATGAATTCGAACGCCTGCTTGACGACGGGCAGGACGTTCTTGACGAGCCAGTTGAACACCGCGATGACAGCGGGCACAACGTTTTTCGCGAGCCAGTTGAGCGCTGCCGAGAGCGCCGGGATGATGTTCTTCGTGATGAAGGCAAACTCGGTTTTCCACAGGTCGACGACAGCCGAGAACGCGGGTTGGATTTGCGGCCAAACGGTCATGAACCAGTCGACGATGCCCGAGAACGCATCGGCGAGCATCGGGATGGCGACCGACGAGACTTGGTCGATGATGCTGCCGACCTTCTCCATGCTCTCATGGACCTTCTCATTCGCGGCGGCCAGTTTTCCTTCGCTCGTATCGGCGAAGTCGCTCGCCGCGCCCTTAACCTGTCCGTAGACCGTCTTGAGCGCGAGCGCAGCCGTCGCCGCCTTGTCATGCGCCTTCGCCGCTGCAAGCGCCTCGGGCGTTATCTTCGTATGTGATGCCCTGAGCGCATCGACCGCCGCCGTGACGGGCGGAATGACGATGCCCATACGACGGAGCGCGCCGACGTTGCCTTCCTGCGCTTTGATGAGGATGCCCGTCGCCGTCGCGAGGTCCATATGCCGTTGTCGGGCGAGGTCCATCGCCTCGCTCGTCAACTTCTGACTCGCGGCCATGTCCTTCGTCAGCGGCAGGGTGCGGACGAGCGATGCCCGGTACTCGTCGTCGCTGAATCCGAGTTTTTGCGCTGCGCTGACGCCTGCCTCGACGGTAGCCGTATAGTCCCGCCGGGTGCCGAGACTGTTACGGATGGCATTATCGAGGTTCGAGACGCTGACTTGATTCTCGCGGAACGCTTGGTCCGCTTCCCCGAGCTTCGAGATGCCGGTATCTATCGCGCTCGTCAGCGCGCCGAACGCAGCGATACCCGCGCCCATGACGATGCCCTTGCCGAACGAGCCGAGCTTCCCGTTCAGGTTCTCGGCGCTGCCCTGCGCTTCCTTCGTCGCCTTCGTGAACTTGGAAGCATCGCCGACGATTTCGGTAACGAGTTGCTGGCTCACCCCGCTACCTCGACGTCCATACTGCCGTGCGTCTCGAAGCCCGCGTCACGTCCGACCCGCGTCATTAGCTCGCTGACCGCATGAATCGTCTCGGGTCGCATCTCGCTGATGGTCGGATAGATGTAAAGCCCGTGATTGGGCGGACTCCACGGAGCGCCGTTGACGGTACGTTGTATCGCGCCCTTGCCCTTGCCGAGCTTGTGTCCCCGTCCCGTCGTACCGCCGAAGTCCAGCCACGCGAAATAAGGGGCGGCAGAGCCGCCCCTGACGATGGCTGCGCCCCCGGTCGAAGCGCGCGCCTTGATACTCGCTGCAGCCCTTCCCGTCGGTCCCGTCGGAACCTTAGAGCGAGCCTTTGTCGCGACAGCCTCGGCGACTTTCAGGAACTCATCCTTGAGACGAGTCTTGAAATTGTCGTCGACGCTCGTGATAGCGCGACGCCATTGCGCGAGGTTCGTGACTTGAAGCTTGACGTCCTCACCGGCCATGAGCCTGCTCCTGCCGTTCGAGCTCGGCTTGGGCGGCTCGCCATACGTAGTACGCGCGCCATTCGACGAGTTTGTCGTTCGAGAGTCCGCGCACGTCGTCTATGTCGAGTCGTCGGAACCGCTCGGCGAGCCAGTAATCGAAGCCGTCACGAGTACCGTCGACGAACTCTCGTTCGACCCGTTCCTGTGCGCTAAAGGGTCGGGGTCCGTGGACCCGTCCCCTTCGCGCGCCCGAGCAGCCGTCTCGGGCGTCGCGAGACGGGACAGGATAAGGATGGCGTCGACGAGCTTCCCCGCATCGTCAACGCCGTTACCTTCGCGGAACGCCCGCGCCTCGTCCTCGGAGACGCCCGTTCCGCAGGTGAGGATGAACACTTCGGCAGCCGCCACGTCGTCCCGAAACTCGCCGAGCCGGATGGCCTCGGCTCGGCTGAGTGACCGGATGGCGATATCGGTGCCGTGGAGCTCGACCGTATCCGTCGAGAGCTTGGTCGGCAGCGACATTAGTTGGCCGCGAACGTGACAGCGCCGGACCCTTGGAACGCCGCCGTGAACGTTACTTTGCCGCCGACGGGCGACGTCTCGACGTAGTTGGTCAGGATGGCCGAGACGGTCCGCTTAAGCTCGGTCACAACGGTGCCCGCCGGATTGAACACGACGGTCGTAGCGCCGTTGCCGATGAGACCGGTGAGCTTCGCGGCGGGCCCGGTCGAGGCCGTCGGGTCGAAGTTGCCTTTGAGGCTGAACTTGGCGACCGCGAGTCCTTCGATGAACTGCTTCCACGTATTCGAGAACACGGTCACTTCGGCGGTGTCGATGCCGATATCCAGCGCTGCCTCGTCGCAGTACGCCGAAAGGTCGGTGCCCCCGACAGTGACGAGCGCCTTTGCGCCGTAGCGGAACCCTGTGGCCATCAGGAACTCCCTTTCCTAGTTGCGGCTGTACGCCAGCCCGAACGTGATGGTCGGAGACGCGCCGCCGACGACGGTCGCGACGTACCGAACGTACCGTCGCAGCGTCGCTCCGACTGCTCCCCGTAGTCGCTGCGAGCCCGCAGCCGTAAACGATGAGAACGAGCCGCCGCTCACGTCGGCCCACGCCGAGTTATCCGCCGAGTCTTGAAGCTTGACGATGTAACTCGTCGGCGCGCCCGTGACGGCGATAACGTGCAGGTGCGCCGTCCAGCCCGTCGTCGTCGCTGCCGTGTCGTCGCGCGACGCGCCCGTGACGGTGCCGCTATCGGTGACGCCGATGCCATGCAGCACCGCCCCGAAGCCGACCGGCGTATCGCTCTGGTATGCCGCCGAGACGAGGACGACGCCCCCGACCGGGCTGCTCTCGGCGATATCGGTCGCATGGATGAGGACGAGTCGAGCGAGGTCGCCGATTGCGCTCGGGATGCTGCCCGCCGGGATGAGCGTCAGGACCGACCCGCCGTCCATGATGTTGCCCATCAGATAGGCGTTGTTGACCTTGTCGTAGTAGCCCTTAACGGTCGCCTTCGCGCTCGCCAGCCCTTCGATAAAGGTTTTCCACGTTCCTTGGAACGTCGACGTCTCGCCGGTGTCCACGCCGATATCGAGCGCCGCCTCATTGAAGAACTGGCTGGCGTCGTACTGGTCCATCCAGACGCTCGCTCGGTTTCCGTAGGTCGCCATACGGTTCTCCTAGAGCCCCGCGCTCGTTATTGCGTTCGCGAGAGCGTCCATGATGGTCGATAGATTGGCCGGTCCGTTCGTGATGACGTCGACGAGGAACTGCAGACCGATATATTCCTGCGCGTCCATGACGATGCGCGTGATGACGCCTTTCGTCGGCGTCGTCGCTCCCCAGCCGTAGACAGCATCAAGCGCCTCGCAGATACTCGGCGCGCTGCCCAGCGCGAGCGAGATTGCGTCGCGCTGGTCCTTCGACGAGTCCTGTGCCGCGCCGAGGAGATACCAAACGGGGATGACCAGCTCGTCCGAGCCCCGATTGAACGTCGTCTCGATGGTGAAATCGGTCGGGTAGCTGACGACGAACGCGGGCGGCGTGATGCTGCTCGGTGGCCATGCGTAAACGTTCGTCGTCACGCTAGTACACGCCCCAATTGAGGCGATAGTGCCGGAGCAGGACTTGCAGGTCGGGGTCGAGCTTGGGCAGGAGTCGGAGCTCGTTCCCGAACTCGGGCGAGCCCGCGATGCCGAACGGTGCGTCGCGCCGCTTCATCCAGCGCGCCGCTTGAATGAGATTCGCTTCCTGCACCGCCGCTGGAGTCTTGGTCCAGCCCCATTTGCTCGTGACTTGGATACCGCCCTGCCAGAGCGGCGGGATGATGCCGATGTCGAATAGGAGTCCGTTATACGGCTCGAAGCGCGACGGCGCGAGCGATGGCATCCAGCGGAAGCCCGTCACCGCCTGCGTGTACGCGCCGTTGCCCGTCGCATCGAATGCGACCGTCGCCCCGGTCGTATCGAACACGTCGTCCGTATCGACCGAATACTGGCTGTACCAGCCCGACGACATCGCGCTGGGCCCATACCAGCCGCTCGACAGATTCGATTGACCGTACCAGCCCGTCGTCACCGACGAGTCACGCGCCGTAAAGATGCGGGGTGACGCCGCCGTCAGCGATGCCCGGAACACGCGCCCGCAGTAGGAGTCGATAGCGCGAGCCGCCGCCTCGAGCGCGATACGCTCGATGAGCAGGTCCGGGTCGAGCGCATCCGTCTTGGCCCCGTTACGGATGAACGTCCTGAACGCTTGCGTCGTCGTGTAGGCATCGAGCAGTCCCGCTTGGACCTCGGGCGAATACTGGCGATTGCCCGAGCTCGGATACGTATTCGCGCTGTTGCTGAAATACCAGCGATACCACGTCGTCGCGCTGCCGTTCGAGTCATAGAACGAGTAGACATGAACGAGCGACTGCAGCACGACCGAGCCGATATTCGAGTAGCCCGCCCCGCCGCCGGTCGCGCTGGACTCGATTTGGATATGGTCGATGGGACCGTTGGCCGGGGGCCACGCCAGCAGCTCGTCGGGGTTATCGCAGGTCGGTTCGATGAACGGCATTAGGGTTTGACCTCACCGCCGGGATGACCGATGTCCTCGACGCTACCAGATGGAGTCGAAAGTCGTGAGACGGCATCGCCGCCCGGTGGCTCCGACGGAACGATGCCGCCCGGTGGCGAACTCGGTACGAACCCGCCGGGGATGCGACCGATGACGCCGAGCGCTACCGTGACTATCTGCGTCGCGAGGTTTCCGACGAACGAGAGCACAGCCGCGAAGCGCTTGCCGATGGCGCGGGTCTGGACCCCGACGAACGAGAGCGAGGCGGTCATCGCCTTACCCGTGGAGCGCTGTACGACGCCCGAGAACGACACGCCAGCGGTCGCAATCTTCGTAATCGCGCGTCGCATCGACCCGCTGAATGACAGCGCTCCTGACACGGCTTTCCCGATGCTACGCGGAAGCGTTCCGGCGAACGAGAGCGACGCCGATAGACGTGTCCCGATAGCGCGGGTCTGACTGCCCGTGAACGAGAGCGACGCGACGAACGTCCGGCCCGGACTCCGTGTCTGGCTCCCCGTGAACGAGAGCGAGGCCGTCAGCGTCCGCAGGAACTGACGACCCGAGAGCAGCGTTCCGTTGAAGGAAAGCACCGCGACCGTTAGCCCCTTCGTGATGGCTCGACGTTGCGAGCCCGCGAACGAGAGCGCCGCCGTCAAATGCGTTCCGATTGCCCGTCCGAGCGCGCCCGTGAAGGACAGCCCGCCGGAGACGTTCTTGCTGATGGACCGTCGCAACGAGCCTGCGAACGACAGGGCACCAGCGCTTAGGAGCTTCGCCACCGAACGCTGCAGACTCCCCGTGAACGAGAGCGCTGCCGACCCTAAACCCTTGCCTACGCCCCGGATTTGACTCCCGGTAAACGACAGTCCTGCGGTGAACGTTCGTCCCGGTCCGCGCGTCTGCGCGCCTGTGAACGAGAGCGAACCCGAAACGGTCTTGGCGACAGCTCGCTTCGGCGCGTTCCCCGCGAACGACAGTCCGCCCGTGACGAGCTTTCCGATGCCCTTCTGCGGGTTATTCCCCGCGAACGAGAGCCCTGCGGTCAGGGTCAGGAAGTTGCTGACGGGACCGGCTGAGCCCCAAGCGGCCCATAGCGCGGCGACTTCGGCAGCCGTTATCGCCCGGTTCCAGAGCGCGAAGTCCTGCGCCTTACCGTTGTAAAAGTCCGAGCCGCCCGAGCGGTGCATTCCGACGATGATGCTGCCCGTCGCGCCCGTGACGGTCTGATTGGTGATGCTGCCCGTGACGTCGACGCCGTCCTGCCAGAGCTTGATGGTCGCCCCGGCCTTCGTCGCGATGAGGAGATGCGGGTTCGTATCGAGCGTCGATGTGCTGACGCACATGGCAGCGCCGCCGCCCTGCCATTCGATGTCCCAATGGTCGACGGTCCCGCCGTTGGCAGACGAGATGAAGATTTGGAAGTCGCCGCTCGCGTTGCGGTCATAGAGTCGCTGAGCAGTCCCGCCGGTCGCCGTCCGGTCGACAGCCATCATCCAAGTGAAGTTGTCGCCGAGACTCGGGACGTAGGGCGCGGGAACGGTGACGCTGCCCGACGTGCCGTTGAACAGGACCGACGTCCGGGTCGATTCGATGGCGGACAGTCCGGATTGGGCGACCGTGATACCGCCCGAGTACGTCCCGTCGTCGAGCGCGAGCGCGTCGATGGCGACCGTCCCCGACGGTTCGCCGAACGGCAGGTAGATGACGTTCCCCGGCGTTCCCCGAACGAGGCGCAGGAACGGTGTCTCGTTCTGGCGGACGAGTCCCGGTCCGAAGCGCGGGACGCCGATGCGCGGAATCGCGAGCGGGGGTGCGGGCATGGAGCACCCCGCCTTAGTTGAGCGGCGAGACGACCATATCGTGAATCTGCATCGTCTCAGCCGTCGAGCCCGAACGCTTGAAGTTGACCGAGACGATGCTCGTGCCGGTCAGGTCGACCTGCACGTCGGCAGCCGTCGCCGCCGGAATCAGCATCGGGGCGAGTGTCGAAGCGAGAACGCCGACGTTGAAGTCGGCCTTGCCCGTCACGAGGAGTCTGCCCTGTGCCGACGTACCGATAGCACGGACCGTGACGAGCAGGTGCAGCATCCATGAGACGTTCGTCTGACTGGCGGTCAGGGCGAGCGTGCCCGACGAGGCGAGGATGGTCCCGTTCGCGTCCGCACCCGTCCCCCAATAGACGTCGAACGTCCCGTTCCCCGGCGTTGCCGCCGTCGTAATCCGACCGAAGATGTCGATGGTGAGTTTTTTGCCCGCCATCTTGTTGAGGAAGCCGGACGGGAACGTCGGGAACGACGTCGCGGGATAGAGCGCCTTGTCGGTCGTCGCGAGCGTCACCGAGGCGATGTCGGCGAAGCACCACGGCGGCAGCGAGTCGTGATAGTAGATACCGTCAGCCACCGGACGGCTCCGACTCCTCGACGGTCGCTTCGGGCTCGGGCTCCTCGGGCGGCGGCTCGGGAATAAACTCCGGCGCAGCCGCCACCGTCTCGTCACCCGTCCGACCGAACGCGCCGGTCGGGATGAACACGCTATGACCAAACGAGGCGCGAGCCGCGAGCGCTTCGCGCGCCGCGTCCTCGGTCATCCCGACGGCGATGAGATTGCCCTTCCCGTCCGCGAGGTCGTAGAGCAGCGCCGTCTCCTCGGGCGTGTCCTCGTGGAGTACGCGCTGCTCGGCGATGACCTTGAAGTCGGCGTCAGCCATCGGTTCAGCCTCCCGAGTTGATTTGCAGCTGATAGGTGAACTGGATGGTGTCGAGGTTATTGACGCCGATACCGGTGAACTGCTTGTGGTCCCACATGACCGGCAGGATGGAGAACGCTTCGGTAGCACCCGGCGTCGAACCTGCGACGGATGAAGCGACCGTCCACCAGCCAGCCGCCGCTATCGCGGCAAGTGTACCGACATGCGTCGTGTTCGAGACGTTCAGACCGTAGACGGTCGTCGTCCCGGCCTTGACGATGGTCCCCTGCAGGCCCCGGACCGAGGCCGACGAGGCGGTCTGAAGGGAGCCCGTGTCCTGCCACGTCGTCGCGGTCGTCGCCGTGAACGGCGTACCGGTCGTCGACGAGAGCGTTGCGAGCGAATGGAGTCCCCATTCCGAGATGGTCAGGGTCGACCCGGCGGTGATGGTCGCGACGGACTGGTACTTCGGGACCGCTGCCGTCCCGAGGATGCTCTGGACCCCCGCCACGGCTGTCGTCGTCGTGGGGGCAGCGAGCGTCTGGACGGCGATATCGGTCGCGGCAGCGGCGGTCGCACCCGTTCCCCATGCGTGCTGATTCGCGAGGTTCAGCGTCGCGAGAGCGAGCGAAGCGGACCACGCCCAATCGTTCGCCATCGAGAACACGCCGACGTCGGTGACGAGCCCCGAACCGAGGTCGTAGCCGAGGCCGGGGATGGGCCGACCGTAATCGCCCCGGTTATCTTCGATGACGTGACCGTGCTTATCGCGATGGAGCGCGAACAGGCGCGAGTCGAACATCATGCCCGCCATGAGGCGAGCGGACCCGTGTCTGTCGGTCGGGTCCCAGCCGAAGGCCCCGAAGGGCGTGCGGAGTACGAACGGCCTCATCGGAACCTCCGGAGCGAGAGCAGCCAGTCGGTGACCCGCTGGCGGAAAGTCGGTCGACGGGAGCGCGTCACCTTGACAGACAGAACGCCGTCGAAGCCGAGGTTACCGCGCTGCGTCGGCATGACGGGCCTACTTGCCCTTGCCCGTTGTCAGGACGGTCGATTCCGCGTTCGCGCTCTCCTCGTCGTCCGTCGTCTCGGTCGGGGCTGCCGCTGCCGCTGCCGCTGCCTTGGCTGCCGCGTTCGCGGCTTGGACCTCGGAACCGTGGTCGATGCCGTCGGCGCTCTTGTACGTGTTGCTGTCGCGCTTCGCGGGCTTCGCGAGCTTCTGACCGACGAGCTGGTCTGCCTCGTCGTCGGGAAGCTCGTAAGTCTCGCCGACATCGGGCCAGTCGACGCCGTTCCGCGTTCCCGAAATCTTGGCCAGCATCTTGACGACCTTCGCCATGTTCGTTCCGTCCTTTCAGATAGGGGGCTGAGGGCTCGTCCCCGAGGGAAGGAACGAGCCCCAGCCGAGCGCTCCCGACTAGGAAGCCGGGGCGAGCAGGTACTTGACCGCGCCGGTCTGGTCGATGAGTCGACCGTCGACGCGATACGACACCCGGAAAGTGACGAGGCCCGAGCCGAAGGCGAAGTCGTCGCTTCGCTCGAACCGGATGCCCCGGACCGCCCTGATGTAGTAGCGGGGGATGACGCCGAACAGCACGGTCTTGGCGTTGAGCGCCGTGGCCGCGATGTCCGGATTACTGATGATGGGGAAGCCGAGGAGCTGGTCCTGCGACGGGCCGTTCAGACCGGGCTGCCACAGGTATTGACCCGACGTCACGTCCTTGAGCTTCCGGAGCGACGCGAGCGTCGTATCGCGGGCTTGGAACACGCATCCCGGCATGGCCCGGTACGCCGGGTTGACCGAGAACATCAGGTCGATGAGGTCGTTGGCTGCGGGAACGCCGACGAGCCCGGTCGTGCCGGTCACGCCTGCCGTCGCATCGACGACGACACCGAACGGGAGCGTCGTACCCGCGCCGACCGTGAAGTCGGTATTGAGCTTGACGCCGAGTCCGACGCCCGCCTGCTCGGCGAGCCATCCGAGCAGGTCGACCCCTTCGTCCTCGACCAATTCGGTCGAGAGCTGGATGAGGCCACCGTACTTGAACGCACCCAGCGTGATAAACGCGGAGAACGTCGGCTCGATGTTCGTGAAGTTGCCAGCTTCGGAGACGATGGCGAATGTCGAGTTGGCCGACGTGCGCGGGAACTGCATGTTCTCGCCGCTCGTCGTCTGGATGGTCGTCGCGAGACGGGGCATCGGTCCGACCTGAACCGCGTGCCACATGAGCTGGTCGTAGAACGAGGTCGGCACGGGTGCGCCGGTCGACGTCTTGACGATAGCGGCTCGGGACTCGTAGCCGTCCTCGGCGAAAGCCCGTCGTTCGACGCGCTCGCCGATGGCTTGAACCTCGACGTTCATGGGGCGCCCACGGTCGTCGAGCTGACCCTTGGCGTTACCGATGCCGAGCATCGTTCCGCCCCGTCGCCCGCCGTCGACCTCGAGGTACTTGATGGTGCCTTCGGCGAGTCGACGGAACTCGGTGTTGAGCACGTCGTCGCTGAACGACGCGGAGTCGGCCTTGCGAGCCCCGACGGCCGCGCTGCGGTTGCCGTCGGCGTCGCTTGCCCGCTTCTCCAACGCATCGAGGTCGGCGATGCGCTTGTCGAGCGTTTCGAGCGCGCCGATGGTGCGGCTTCCGTCAGGGGCGGTGCCGCCCATCATCTTGTCGAAGCGCTCCGACTCCTCGGCGTTGAGGTCGCGCTTCTCCGCTTCGGCCTGCTCGACGATGGCGCGCGCTTCCTTCGTCAGATTGATGCGCTGCTCGACGAGGATGGCTCTCAAATCTGGCATCTGTCCCTAGCTCCTATATCTTCGGTTACCGGGGGACCGTCAGAGCGCCAGCCCGTATTGCGGAGCGTCGTGGACGATTCCGCGACCGTGACGTACTAGCACTCGGCTTTCCCGTAATCACGCGGCCATCACGGTCCTGCGGCATCCTGTGCTCGGCTGCCGGGGTCGGATTCCGCTATATCCGAGGTGGTGGCGACCCGGTGTTTCCGGTCGGTCGACCGGGCGGGCGGGCGCTCCGAGCTCAGACTGGAACGCGGGTGAGTAGCGCGAGACGGGCTCTCGCGACGTTGGTAGGAAGTCGCCGCATCATCGCATCGCCCATCGTCTGGTCGTCGGGCGTATCAATCTCGGCCCGCTCGGACGCGAGCCACGAGGTCAGGGCGTCGATACTCGATTGGATTTGCGCGACCTGCTCCGGCTCGTCGGACTCTGCCGAGAGCAGGTAGAGCAGCGACGACAGGATGGACGCGCCCTGCGCGGCGTCCTGCGCCGACTGCGAGTAGGCCCGCTTGACGCCTTCGGTGATGAGCCGGGTCGCCGTCTGTCGAAGCGAACGAGCGCTCGCCGTCGTCTGCGGATAGGCAGCCCATTCCGTCATCGGGCTGACCTCGAACAGCTTGACTTCCTCGAGACTGCGAGTCTCGGCGTTCTCCCAAGCGTCGCGCACCTTCTTGAACGTGAACGACATGGAGTCGACGTCGCGACGTTCGAGCAGCGCGGCGAGGTCGCGACCCGCCGTCGTATCGGGCAAGTCCGCCCCGACGTGAAGGCCGCGCCTGTCCTCGGCAAGCTCCAATGTCCCGGCCTTACGGGTGGCGAGGAGCTTGCCGGGGTCGTGATTGAGGAACATTCGGATATCGCGGTCGGTCTGCAGCGACCGCGTAAACGCGCCGGGACGGATTGTCTCGACGAACTGACGTCCCGCCGGACCCATCGGCAGCGACGGCTCGTCGAAGATGGCCGCATAGCCGTCGAACCGCATCCCGCTGCGCGTCGACCGAATCTCAAGGTCCTGCATCGGCCACGACAGCCCCGACCGTCGCGTCTCGACATCGGGCAGCGCCAGTCCCCGGCCCGACCCCATCGCCCCGCCGCCAGCGCCGTAGACCGTATTCTGGCTCGGTCCCGGTCGCCCGCTGCCGATGAACTGCGCACCCGGCTGGTAGCCCGTCGTCCAGCCGCCCGGACCCTGCGTCGTATCCATGCCCGCCGAGACGGACGGCCCGCCTTGGTCGGGCGTCAGGACCGCCCCCGGCTGCGCCCCGCCGCCGACGCTTCCGCCCTGCATGGGCGCGCTATACGCCTGCCCGATGGCGGCGGTCGGAGTCGGGATATCCTGCGGGACGCCGAGTCCGGCGGCGACGCGATAGCCGCTCATCCGATTCGACGCATCGCGGTCCGCGTCGTCCTTGAGGCTGTGACAGGCGATGATTTGATTGCTCTCGTCGACGACGGCGAACATCGCCGACGATGGACAACGGGCGTCGAGCTTCGAGATGAAGATTGGCGGGCTGGCCATCGCTGTTCTCCTGCTGTAGGACGGCTGGATACTGACGGAGACGGTCGATTACGGGGTCGGTGGTGTCGTCGTAGCGCCTGTCGGAACGGGGAGCGGAGTCCCCGGATTTGGAGTCGCCCCGTTCGTCGAGACGCCGACCGGCTTGGGCACGCCCGGAGACGCGAGATAGAGCGACGTCGGGTCCTTCGGGTCGAGCAGTTGCGCTTGCTGTAGCGTGCGGGGCGGGATACCGAGATGCTGGACCTTCGGCAGGCCGACCATCGCGAGCGTCTCGTCCGGCTCCCAACCGGCGAGCACCATCGCTTCGGCGATAGCGGCCCGACCGTGCATATCGGCGATATCGGCAGCCGACAGGTTCAGCGGCACCAGCGGCTCGTCGAGCCCATCGACCGGGGCTTCGCCTTCGCGCTTGCGGGCATCGTTACGAAGCAACCAACCGGCGCTGATACCCGAGCCGTATGCCTCGTACCGGGACTTCATGTCGCCCCGGAGCAGCCCTTCCTCGTCGAAGTTGAGGAAGGCCCCCGGCTGGCAGATGCGCCGATGGCCCGTCTCGATAAGCTCCAAGAAGGGCCGGACCGTAAGCGTGTCGTATTCGATGCCCTGCGCTTCGACCGACGCATACGAGACGGAGCCCGGAGCGAGGTCTTGGATGAGATGCGGCGGGACGCGGTAGAGCCGCGCGATATCGGCGAGTTGGAAGCCGCGCAGGGCGAGGAATTGCGCTTCCTCGGGCGTGATGGTGAGCTGCGTGAACTTTGCTCCACCGGTCAGAACACCCGTGCGATGTCGTCGACCCGGACCGGCGTGATGCGAATCGAACGTCTGCGCCATCCGCTTCGCCGCATCGTCGTCCATCTCGGTGTCGGTCGTGATGACGCCCGCCATCGCCGCACCGTTCGCGAAAAACTCCGCGCCGTACTGCTCCGCGACCTTCGCCAGACCGATACTCTGTCGCGCCGCCTCGACGGGCGACAGTCCGCGCAGTTGACCGGGCATCCTGATGAGCGGGATATGAATGATGTCCGTCGCGTCCATATCTTCCCAATCGCCGTTATCGAGATGGACGCGATACGCGGGCGATGAGTCGGCGTTGCGCGAGACGGCGACGCGGCGGGGGTCGAGGACGAATACCTCGATGACCTCGGCGTTCGAGTCATAATTGAGATACGTGAACGAGTTGCCGTCGAGCAGCAGCGACACCATCACGTCGGCAAAGTAGGCGATGGTCGTATAACTCGGGTCGCGAAGCGACGGCGTATCGAGCCACGACGGGCGCGGAAAGACGGGCGAGACGACGCCGCCGTATCGACGGAACGTCCCGACCGGCAGCGTCGACACGGTATCGGCGAGCAGTCGGACGCACGCGAATACGGTCGTCAACTGCATCGCGTTCTCTTGCGTAACGGGCAAGCCCGCCGCCGTATTGACGCGAGCCCCGAGCAGGTCGCCGCCCCATATCGTCTGATAGGACAGCGCTCGACGTTCGAGCTTATCGGCGAGGAAGCCCATCACCGAGCCCCCGGCTGCGGCGGCTGGGGCGGCTCAGGCAATGCGAGCACGAGCCCGATGAGGAACAGCACGGTCCCGACGACGAGCCACGGTCCTGCCGGACTGAGATAGCCCGCGCCGATGGCGAGCAGCACGGTCCCGACGGCGATGGTCGCCCCTTCGAAGCCGATGGCGTCAGACGCGCGAAGCAGTCGGGTGGCGAGGCGAGTGGCAGCGTGCTTCATTCGGCGGGACTCCTCAGAAGTCGTCGGCCCACGGGTCCCGCTGCGACAAGCGCCGCAGGGCCTCGTCGTCGCTCTCGTCGTATCCGATGAATCGCGGCGTCGGCTTGGACGGCTGCGTCGCGTGGAACGTCGCCCGGTCGTAGCCGCCGATGGCGCAGATGCCGAGGTCGATACTGCGCGGCGAGCCCCGATGCTCCTTGACGGGACGCGGCCCCAGCCGGTCGACCTTGAGCGCCATGTTCGCGACGTGGCGAACGAGACGCGGGTCGCCGTCGTGCGTGAATGTCTTGGCGAGTACGGCGTCGTAGAACGACGCCCAAGCCGGGACCATCCGAGCGGGCGAACTCGTCGGATAGGCGAGGACCGGCAGGTCCGACGCTTCCCATTCTTCCATCGGCAATGCCCAGCGGAACGGGTCGCAGGCCAGCTCCTTGACGTTGAACAGCCGACACGTATCGCGGACCGTCGCGTCGACCTCGGTCATCGGCACCCGCCAGAGCGGGTCGCCCGCCGGGCGCTCCCAGCACGCGATGACGAACAGATGCGGCTCCGCTTCGACCGTCGCGCCGAGCAGCGCCGTGCAGTCGTGATTGAACGAGCCGTCGAAGAACACGACGATGGATTCGGCCCGACTAATCTCGCGCTCGCTCGCCAGCGCTTCGAACGAGCCCGAAGGCAGGGCTGCCGTCGAGCCGGTCACCCATTGATTGAGACGCTTGATGCGGAACTCGGCCTCGCTCATGCCGCCCGCCAGCGCCTTGTGCGCCTGACCGGCAAGCTCGTCGCGGTCGAGGATGACGCCTAAACCGGGATTGGCTGCCTTCCATCCGGTCGTATCGTCGACCGCGCAGCCCGCCGCCGCCTCGTACCACGCCATGAAGAACGACGGGTCGACCAGCTCGCCGCTCGCGACGCGCTTGCCGTACTCGTACAACTGCAGGGCGATGGAGTCCACGCCCGTCGAGTCGGTCCGTACGCCTGCGGTCGTGACGATGAGGAAGATAGGGTCGATGCGCGCGCCCATCGCGAGCGCCATAACGTCGTACAGGTCGCGATTGGGCCAAGCGTGGAGCTCATCGCCGATGGTCATCGTCGGCGAAAGCCCTTCCTTGGTGTACGCCTCGCTCGACAGCGCCCGATAGATGCTTCCGCGCTCCGGGTACTCGATGGTGTCGCGATACAGGCGCAGCCGCGACGATAGCTCCGGGTCCAGCTCGACGGTTCGACGAGCAGCCGCGAATACGAGTTTGGCCTGCGCTCGGTCGGCAGCGCACGAGTAGACTTCCGCACCGTCGCCTTCGAGCATCAGCCCCGCCAGCGCGAGCGGAGCGACGATACCGGTCTTGCCGTTCTTCCGGGCCATGCCCCAGAGCGCCGTCCGATGCAGTCGACGCTTTGACTCAGGATTGCGGGCGAATGTCGAGCGGATTAGCTGACGTTCCCAGCCTTGGATGGGCAGCATCTCGCCCGTCGGACCGGCGATGGAGTCCTTTGTGATACGTCCGTAGGCTTCGACGAAGCGCAGGAAGTCGTTACCATCGCCTGCCCGCTGCGCTTCGACCGGGACGTAGGTCAGGTAGCGCGGGGGCCAGTTAGCCGGACCGCTTCGCTTGGAGCCGTGCGAGGACCGAGTCGGACCTTCCGGCTGGGCGAGCGTTGGCATCATGCAGGCTGACCCTCGCGGCTGGGGTGAGGCCGAGCTCGCCCGCGAGTTGGCGGACGAGATAGGCATTCTCGCGGACTATCTGATGGAGCGGATTCTTGCGAAGCGAGCCCGCCCTATCGCTGATGAGCGGTCCGCTCGAAGCGAGCAGTCGCGCCGCGACCTCGTGGCGGACGACCGCCTGACAGTATGCCCGCAGAACATCTTGGTCGACCGAGCGGATGACGCCCGTATGACCCATCGCTCGAACGACGCGCCGCCAGACCGCCTTCGCCTCGTCCTCGAGGTCGTCGGGGACGGGGACGATATCGCCGACCGGCTGGGGCTCGCTGTAATTAACCCGGCTGGGCCTCGTCTCGCCGCGTAGGACCTTGAGCGCAGCGGGCGCAGGCTTCGGTCCACGCCTACCCATCGCGACGATACGCGGGGCTGAGTATCTTCGGCACCGCGTGCTCCCATCGGATGCTGTGATGAAGTCGTCGGTTCGTCGGTCCCATCGTGCGGATGGTGACGAACGCTGGGCACATCATCAGCGTATAGAACGATTTGAGATATGTCCCGCCCGCGAGATACGTACTGGTCATCCCGCCGGGATTACTTTGCGTCGGAAGTTGGTCGACCTGCAGCGCCGTCGCTTGCAGAAATAGCTCGCCCCGACTGCCGAGCAGCGCGTAGGCCGTCACGTCCTCGTTCAGCCGACCCGCGAACCCGACGGGTCGCTCGGTTCGGAAATACATGGCGTTCATCGCCTTGCGCTTCCAGCCCTGTCGCGAGTACGGATTACCCTGCGGTCCCCCGATGTGGTCGCCGCCCTGACTCCACGCGACGGCAAGCGCATTCGTCTCGTCGAGGAACGTGAGCATCGCCTCGTTGACCCTATCGAACTGGCGGACGAGCACCGACCCGTCGAGTCCGCCGCGCGGTCCCGGTCGGCCCATGAAGCGATAGCGCCACATCACGAAGTCGTCGTCCGCCTGCATGAAGTAATCGAGTCCGAGACGCTTCGCGATGGCGAACGAGGCGTGACGGGCGAATACGACCGCCCGCCGGTCGCCGCTCGTATCGCCGAGGTCTATCTCCTGCGCGGCCTGCTCCTTCGAGAACTCGACGACGTGCTCCGAACCGTACTTCGACCGCAGCGCGTCGGCTGTCTCGTCCTCGTCGTCGACGACGAACACGATGCGCCCGGTGTAGCCGTGCTTTCGAAGCGTTCGGGCGGTGTGCTGGGCGTCGGGTCGACCGTGCGTGAGGATGAGGATGGCGAACTTGCTGTGGTCAGGCACCCTTATCCTCGGCTTCGAGCGCTTCGACCGTCGACATCAGCCGCACGAAGCCGTTGGCGATGGCGTCGTCCACGTCGAGGATGACGAGCGCCGACGCTTCCATAAGGCGCTGGACGCGGGCGGGCTGGGCCGCGTAGAACTCGGCAATCTGACCGTAGTCGAATACGGTGTGGCGAGCAGCCGCCGCGAGCAGGAAGTCCCGCACCGCCGGGTCGAGCTCGGTATCCGACAGGACCTCGCGGCGTAACTCGTCGGCTCGCGTCTCGTCGTAAAGCAGCGGCACGTCGGGCGTCTCGCCGTGGACCTCGTAGACGGGAGTGTGAATCTTCCCCGTGTACGAGCTATCGGCATCGGCGCGGAGACGAGCGAGCAGGGCGCTCAGACCGTCCTCGTCGACCGTGACGTCGGCAAGTAACTCCTGCAGGCGGGCACCGTCGCTCGATGCCAGCGCACCGATGGGGTCGAGCGTCGCGAGGACTAGTCGCTCCTCGTCCGGGGTCAGCTCGACGTACAGAACGGGCACCGCCGTCTCGCCGCGACTGATGGCTTCCTCGATGCGGGCGTGCCCGTCGACGACGAAACCCGTGACGGTGTTGACGATGACCTGCTGAACCCAGCCGACTTCTGACAGCGAGCCGCGCAGCGCTCGCCGCTGGATGACGGGGTGCGTCCGCCAGTTGGACGGGTTGGCGAGTAGCTGCTCCGGGGCTTCCATCCCGCTTCCGATGATGCGGTTCCGCCACCCGGACGGGACTGCGGAAGCGTCGGATGCGACGTCGGTTTCGACCATGCGACGTGACTCCTACCCGTATTGCGGAGCGTGGTGGCGCGAATCGAACACGTGACAAGTGCTTATACGGCAAACGGAAAAACATTCGGCCATCACGGTCCTACGGCATCCTGTGCACGGCCTCAGACCCCAAATCCTACGGTTTTCCGGGCTAACGGAATCGGCAAAATTCGTCTGCGCGCGCGCCTTACTAGCGCGGGTTAGGCCGAGCTGCTACCCGTCCAGTTTCCGACCCGCCCCCGTCATCGGCACCCGTCCCGACCGCCGAGTTGCAGCGGCGACACAGCAATGTCAGCGGCCCGTCCACCGACCCGCCACGCCCCAAAGGCATGATGTGGTGAGCGGTCAGCGGATTGGCTGGTGCGCCAGCATCGTCGTAAGGACACCCGCCCCGTCGATGACACCAAGGCTCGACCGCAAGTAGGCCCGCCCTACGTCGACGATGAGCAGCGCCGTACCCGCGAGCGGCAGGCGTACCGCGATGCTCGTGGCGTTGGCCTACCAGCACCGGGTACCCACACTGCAGACACGAGCGTCTCACGTGGAACAGCCCGACGGATATACCCCTATCGGGTCAGGGGTAGGGCACCGCGTAACCGTTCGCGACCATCCAATCGTTGACGTTCGCTCCATCGGCCAGTATCTCCACGAGATACCGCCCGTAGTTGTCGGCCTTCGACGTGGTGACGATGACTTGCTGGGCCTTGGCCAGTTGGCCTGCCAGCGCATCGCGCGATGCTGGGCCAGTAGGCGTTTTAATCTCAGGCGCATTGATACGGGCCAGTCGATAGCGTTCGCCTCGACGCCAGACATGGAAGCCCAGGTCGATGTCGAGATGCACGGTATCGCCGTCGTATACGTCGATGACTTCGACCGCATACGTAAAGAGCGTGGCCAATCGTCTGCCTGCACTTTCGGGGATGGTGCGACTAGGGAAAACGCGCCACGGTGCATCGACGCTCTGGCACCCGACCCCCGTCTCGTGCCCGTCAGGGCCGACCGCCCGAGTCGCCAGCGGTCGTTGCGCAGGCTATCACACGCCGTCTACGTCGCGAGTCGTCGCGGTCCATCCTCATAACGCTGCCACCACAAAAGCAGCGCACTTCGCCACCACAATTCGGCGTCGTATGGCGGCAGCGGCAAGAGCCGTTTGGCACAATCGTCGTGCGTCCAGATGACGCGACCTACGAGCGCCCCGAGGTCGAAGCCGACGAATACGAGCGCCGAGATACGGTGAGCGGCTGCCGTATACGGCTCTGCCCAGCGCGGTCCGTGGAGACGTGCCAGAGCAGCGTGCATCGGTCGCTCATACGCCTTCCCGTCCTGAACGACTTGATGCCCGTCGACGAGGCCGTAATGCGCTTCCCACGGCGATGCCTCGATGTAACGGCGGAACTCGTCGTCGTCGCGCGGCGAACCGAGCAGACTACCGCCTAGCTCGCTCTCGGGCACATTCTCGTCGCGCGATGGCCGTGAGGCCCATACGCCTGACCGCGTTACGGCCCACGGCGCTTCGCGCGCCCATTCGTTCGCCGCCCAATGAAGCAGTCCGGACAGCGACGACGGCGGCAGTCGTATCGAGTCGACCTTGACGGCGACCGAGCGCTCGTGCGACTCGCGATACGGATGGTCGCGCAGAAACCGTCTACCAGCCGTACTTTCGCGTCGGCTGCGTGTCGCCACCCGCGAACGGCCCATCGCTCGGCTATCCCCGGATTTGCGTCTGTGGCGTGACGCTAGCCGCGTCCGTTGCGACCGCCTAGTCCTGCGATGGGGCGATGCTGCTGCATCGCTTCGACGACCTGCTGGCGAGCTTGCGCCTCGGCGAAGGCTTGCTGCATCCTCGCCGCCTTCATCTGCGCGAGCGCGAAATCGGCCTCGTGCCGCAGGAAGTCGGCGAGCGCGAACATCTGCATCGCCGAAGGCGCTTGACCCGTAAAGCTGATGGAACCGTCGGCTGCTCCGGGCGATTTGAACTCGAACGTCACAGTCTGAACGACGTTCTCCGGCTCGGGCGCGGGCGCTTCGCCCATGACGGCTTCCTCGAGCGTTTCGGCTGTCACGAGCTCGGTCATCACCCGTTGACCTTCGTCACGATGGTCGGGTCGAGCGTCGCCTTCCACAGCGCGACGTAGCCGATGGTGCCCGAGCCGAATACGAGGCCAAGATTTTGAATGAAGCGCTGGGCGTCGAACGCTCCCTGAACGAGCGTGACGATAACGGCGAGAACGGCATAGGTACCGACCGCGATAAGCGCGTTGACGTAATCCGGGTAGGACGCGCGTTTAAGCACCGCGATGAGCAGCGGCAGTAGAAATCCCGCCGCTGCGATGACCTGAACGTCGGTCAGACCCATGCCGTTCTCCTTTCCGTTCTAGCCGCCGAGTCCCTGTGCCCCGCTATCGTCTGCGATAGACCCGACCTCGGGCGCAGCGGGCTCCGAGCCGTCGTCGGCGGGAACGTCGTCCGCCTCAGCGTCCTCGGTCACGCCGTCGTCCTCGATTTCGGGCTCTGTTGTCTCCGGCTCGGTGTCCGGGCTCTCGCTGTCCTGCTCCGTCACGTCACACCGCCTTCGTGTACGCCGCCGCGACATAGCCAGTCTTGCCGCTTGGGGCCCGCACACGATACCAGTCCGTCCTTCGCTGGCCGTTAACGGTGTACGCCCCGCCTCGAACGGCAGCGAGCGTTACCAGCTTGGCCGCGATACCAAGTAACTCGATTGCCCGATACGCCGTTCCGGCTCCCGTTCGGAGATAGACCCGTGCGGTCGTGACGCGATAGCCGACCGACGGCTTGGGCGGATTGCCGAGCAGCGCGTAGACCGACTTGACGGTCGCCTCGTTCGTTCCGTAACCGGCCCGACAGACGGCTACGGCGAAGCCAAGTCCATCGCCTTTCGTCGCGAGCGCCTGCGCCGTGTTGTAGCGCGGGTAGGCGCGTAGCCCGTCGGCGTAGGCGTAGGCCCCGCCTTTCAGCGTCGCGAAGGTGACGATAGGGTTGGACGGCTGGGGATTCGGCGTCTGGACGCTGAACGGATAGCCGAGGCCCTTCGCCCAGCCGCGAGCGAGATTGCCGGGGTTCCTTCGAAGCGGTGGCCAGCCCCAACCCGACTCGGCTATCCATTGCGAGAGTACGCCCCGAACGACCGACTCCTGCGCCGTACCGCCGACGAGACGATTGGCCGCTGCCCGCGCGTAGGCCCATGCACCCGCTCCTGCCGTCGCCATCGTCCCTACTCCTTCCAGAACAGTCGACCGACCTGAAAGCCGAGGATTATGAGTAGCGCCCCGAGCAGCGTTCCGACGATGAAGTCATCCGCCTGATAGCCGTTCGCGCTTCCAAACGTTCCCGCGAGGACGACGATGACGACGAGTATGAGCAGCGTCAATCCAGATATAACCCGCAATCGCTCACGAACCCGGTCCTCGTCCGGGTCCAAGGGCGATTGCGGGGTCCAATCATCTGCCATTCGGGGGCCGACGATGGTCGCGTGTTCGTCTCACCCATAGATGAGCGATGAGCGGCCATAGCCGCGAGTCGAGCAGCGCATAGAGTCCGCCCCCGACGAGTATTCCCGCTGCGAATATCTCAACGTCATGAACCATGATGTCTAGCTCGAACATCGAGACACGTCACGACGTCGGGATGTTCTTGGCCGCGAGCAGCGCGTCCTTCTGCGCGGTCGTCAGATAGGTGCAGTTTGGCCCGCCGCCCTGCGCTTTCTGCCAATTGGCGAGCTTCGTGTACGACCAGTTGGTCCGCTGCCAGACCCAGCGCGTTCGGGTGTCCTCGGGACCGGGCAACCAGTACTGATTAGCGTCGCCGCGACAGCCGCCCGCCGGGTCGAACAGGGCGCTCGTATCGGTGCCCCAATCTTGGAACCAGCCCATAAGCGTCGCGCCGTCCTTGCCGACGCACGTATTCCCGTGGACGTTGATGTTCTTAGGCGGCTTGACGTTCGGCCAATCGGAACGGTTCTGCGAGACGACGCTGATACCGACGTGGTCCCACGCGCAGACGTTCCCAGCGACCTCGGTGCCGGTCGACGACGAGACGAGTATGCCCGCTCCCCATCCCCACGTCGCCTTGCCGAAGCCGTTGCGATAGGTGACGCAGTTGAGGACTTTCCCGTTGTAGCTGACTTCTTCCATCACGCCGTAGTGCGTGTTGTCGTGCAGGACGAGGTTCTGGTAGACCGTCCGCTGCCCGTAGATGTCCATCCAGAACGCGGGCCCGTGATTGTCGTAGCCCTCGACGCCATCGAACAGGGCGTCCGTTTGCAGCGTCCCCTTGTAGCCGCCCGCCTCGTTCTCCGGGTCCTGCCCAGCCCCGTAGCCGTTGTGATGAAGCTTTCCGCCCTTGATGACGTTACGGAAACCCGTCGTCCCCTTACCGTCCCCGCCGCCGTGGATACCGAGCCTGTCGCAATCATGAACATGGCAGTCGAGGATTTGCGAGTCGTTCGCCATTCCGTTCGCGATACCGACGAGCGTATGGTCGACCTCGCACGAGTCGATGAGCGCGAACGAACGACCGGGCAGGATGCGAACGCCGCCGTACGTCGTCGGATTGCCCGCATACTGAAAGTGCAGGCCGCGCAGCGTCACATGGTCCGCGTCGAGCAGCGCCCACGTCTGGCGGACGACTGCCCCGGTCGCACTATCGCGCCCGTCGACGATGGCCGCGCCCGCGTTCTGCGCTTGGAACGTCAAACCCGTCTTGGTGACGGTGAACGCTTCGCGATACGTCCCGTCCGGCACGATGATGGTCGCACCCGGCTGCGCTGCGTCGTTGGCCTTCTGAAAGCCGGGAAACGGCAGGACGATGGGCGGCGCGACGGGTGTCCCTGCGGCGACGTTCGACGGCAGCGATGTGCCCGCCGCATTGACCGCGCTGACCGACCATTGATACGCCGTTCCATTCGTCAGTCCCGAGTCGGCATAGCTCGTCGTAACGCCGATGGCGACGTCGACCCCCGGTGAGCGATGGACGATGTAGCCGGTGATGGGCGAGCCGCCGTCGCTCGTCGGAAGCGTCCATGCGAGACTCGCGACGGTATCGCCGACGAGAACGGTCAGCCCAATCGGGGGACTCGGCGGGGTCGGCTTCGGCGGAACCGGGTCGGGTCCGAGAATCTGGACCTCGTCTCCCGGCCCCAGCGGACCCGGCAGCTTGAACACGTACTGCGTCATGCCGACGAGGACTGTACCACGTCGTCAACCCCCGGATAGGTCGAACCCCCCGTCCAAGAACCGGGGGGTTCGCCTTGGAATACGAGCGGGGCCACGAAGGGAGCGACAGAACGAGGGGAGACGAAGCCCCGACCGTCCGCTGCTACCGTTCCGTACTTAGGGGTTAGTCAGACCCAACCCCGCTCGTCGTGCTCAATCCTAAGCTATCGCGATAGGTGAGCGCTAGTGCGAGTGCGCTCCAACAGTCGGCGTGAACGCCGTAGAGCGGCCCCGGATTCGCCTTTCGACCGATGGCGATGTCCTTGCCCCCGAAGCGGTCGATGAGCGCTTGCCGTACGTCCGGGTCTTTCGCTCGGACGTGTCCGCACAGGTCGAGCTTGACCGCGCGGCGGCTACGCAGCGTGACGCGCTCCGGCCCGACACACTCCATGAAGCGTCCGACCCATACCGCCGTATCGAACGTCTCGGCCCCGACCGTCATGCCGAAGGACTCGATGCGCTCGATGACGACGCGCCACGAGAGCGTATCGTCGGCGATGAGCCGACAGCGGTCCCGTACCGCGTCGTTCGGTTCGAGCGCCCAATGCAGCGGAGCGCCTTCGATATCGAGAATGAACCACGCCGAGCGCGTCGGTCCGGGGTCGATACCGAAAACGAGACTCATCATCCGACTCACCGGTCGCGAGCGATGTACCAGCCCCGACGTCGCCAGTAGGCCGCATGAATACCGCAGACCCGATACGACGACGGGGCGAGCGCGTGCATATTCGTCGCCTTCGCCTTCGAGCGATACGGGCAGCGCCGACTATCGATGACGTGCTCGCACAGATGACCAAGCAGTCGATGACCGAGTACGTGCATCACCGATTCCCTTCCATCGCCCGCTCCTCGCTCTCCGAGACTCCGGGCGACGTATAGACCTTCGGGCCGAGAACGAACACGTAGGCAGCGTGCCCGTCGATAAGTCGACGGGCGTGCGAGTCGGCCAAGTCCTTCGCCTCGGCCAGCGTCTCGCGAGCGCCGACCACGAGGTAGTCGTCGATGTACACGATAAAGCGCTTCATGCCAGCTCTCCTGCCGCCGCGATAAGGCGGTCCTGCTCCTCGCGCTGCGTCGCGAGGTAGTCCGGTCCGAAGCCCCCGCCGAGGCCGACGAACAGGTCGGTATAGCGCTGGGCGACAGCCGGGTCGCGTCGAGCGAACGCGAGGCCGTCGAGGAAGCCCCCGAGCCATGCGGCGCTCGTTGCTTGACGTAGGTCCATGCCGACGACGTTCTGACCGTTCTCGATGGCGTCCTCGGCGACATGCCGCACCGTCGCCAACGCCGAGTCGTGTCCGTTCTCGAAGGCCATCGTCGCCAGCGCTTCATGCATCCGCTCCTTGCGGTCGTTCATCGGTCGTCTCCTATCTCCGACTCGTCGTCGAACAGCCAACGGTAGACCTCGCGAACGAGCAGCCCGACGAGTAGACAGCCGCCAAGGGCGGCGAGCGTAACGAGCGCGGTCATGACAGCACGACCAGCTCGGACAGTCCGAATGGAAGGACGTTCTCGCCCAGCCGGACGAGCACGGTATACGAGACGGGCGAGACGTCGACGACGACGCCGACCTGCCCGTCGTAGCGCGAGCCGACGGGTGACTGAATGCGGACTCGCGTCGCGTTACGCGACCCCGCCTTGCGGGACTCGATGAACACCCGACCTGTCGCGTCAATCATCGGTTCGTCTCCTTCGCCCGCTCGACGGCTCGCCTAGCCGCCGCGCTCGCCTGCTCTCGTGTTCGAAAGTACCCAACCCCTTCGGGGCCGGTGCTGACCACGCCGTCGATGGCGTAGATGTAGATGTCGGGCATCCGACCGTAGACCCGCTGGGTGGTGATGGTCGGTCGCTCGTTCATCGGACGTCGCTGTGAAACTGGACGACGCTGATGACGACGTTCTTGCCGTGTCGGACTAGTTTGGATTCGAGCGAGAACGCGGCATGATGCGCCGCGACTTTATCGGCGAACGGCTGATTGTGATACCCGCGCTCGATGCGCTCACCCCACGGGGTCAGCTCGACCACCTTGAGGCGATAGTACGTGCCGGGAAGGGCCATCGGGTATTCGAAACGCTTGGCCATCTGTCGTCTCCTTCGCGAGTGCCGCTTGACTGAGCGGCTAGGCGTAGCCTAGCAGGAAGATTTCGACCTGTCTAGGGGTTATTTTGTGCTCAATCGCCACGAAACGACGACCGAGACGACGCCCCGCGATAGGGGCGCGAGACGCCGGAACGAGCCCGCCGCGAGGTCGACGATATGCCCGTGGCCGCAGCGACACCAGTCCGTCAGCCGAACGCTGATGCACCTTCGCGTCGCGCCGACGCAGACGACGACGATACGACCCCGCCAGCGACCGACCCGGAGCGACGGTCCAGCGGCGGCGTGCCCGATTTGAGCGGGATACCACGTCGCGAGTCCGCGCATCTTCGTCCGACGAGTCGGCATCGGCGTAGCCGCGACGCCGAAGGCCGGTGCTATCGTGACGACGGTCGGACCGGGTGTCGGGAGCTCCAGCCCCAAGGCTGACGCGACAGCGCGACCTGTCGCCGTCGCCCCCGGTTCGACCGCTCTCGTCGGCGACGCTGGCAGCGGATTAGACTCCCCGGTCGCTTCCACGACGGCGAGCGCCATCGTAAGGACGACGAGCGCGCAGAGCAGCAGCGTCCGATAGACGTCTCCAATCATGCCTGAGCCCGCCATATCTGATGTCTCGGCGAGAGCCGATGTCGGGATACGCCGTCGAGGATGGCCAGCTCGTTCGACAAGTCGAGGCCGAGCCATGCGCCGCAGACACATGGGCGATAGGTGAGGTCGCCGAGCTCGAACGAGCGCAGGTCATCGGTCAGCGTCTCGAACGGATGGCGATAGACGTCCGTATGTCGATAGGCCGAGACGAGCGCCGTCTCCTTCATATCGTCTCCTTCTGCTTCGCATACTCGGCGGCGCGGGCGTCGACGGCTTCGAGGAAGTCCCGCCACGTGCCTTCGGGCGGCCAATATTCGAGCCACTCCCGCCGCACGTCGCTGTACGCATCGGCGAGAGCCTTGTTCGCCGCGCACTCGGCCTCGTGGGCCTCGATGATGGCGAGGACGGCGTCGCGGCTGATAGTGTGGAGCTTGACCCATTCGTCGCCGACGAGGTCCTTCTCGCGATAGGTCGGCAGCGCCGCGACCTGCTCCCGCAGCTCGCTCACGGCTCGTCCGCCGTGGCGATGGGAGTCGGGTCGGCTCCTGCGGCGAGGGCGGCACGAAGATGGTCACCTGCCAACTCCATGTCCGCGAGGCCCGCGTCGCCGTCACACGTCTTGATGAACGTCTCCGCCGCCTCGGTCACCTTCGCGTTGCGAACGCACTCGGTCTCGTGGGCGTCGATGAGGGCGAGGACGCCCGCCAGTATGTCCTCATCGTTGAACCGCCAGAGCAGCGCCGCGACCTGCTCCCGTAGCGTGCTCACGGCTCGTCCGCCGTGGCCGCGGGAGTCGGCTCGGCTCCTGCGGCGAGGGCGGCGCGGAGAGCGACCAGTGCCTTCTCGATGTCTCGGTCGGAGATACGCCACTCTCCGAACGCGCTGTCGAGTCGTGCCGCCGCCTCGGCCACCTTCGCGTAATGGCGGGCGGTGGCGATGGCGCTAGGCCACTTCGGGTCCGTCAGGACGCCCTGACGTGCGAAGTTGTCCCATTGCGCGAGCCACGCCTCGAACTCCTCGGGCGACAGGAGCGTGCTCACGGCTCGTCCGCCGTGGCGAGGGCGGCGGCGTATTCGCGGGCGAAGTCGCCGAGCCTGCCGCACTTGTAGCAGTCGCCGAAGGGCGAGCCGTCCGGGTTTCTGTTGTGGCCCCTCGGGTCCACCCCGCCCCAGAAATGCTGGTGCATCGCGTGGGCGTAGTCGTCCGAGAGCAGCGCCTCGGCCACCTTCGCGTAATGGCGAGCGGTGGCGATACCGCGCATGTATTCGGCATGGACAGCATCGCCGACGCGGAGCGAATGGCATCCGCAGCCATCGCGGAGCCACGACTCGAACTCCTCGGGCGACAGGAGCGCGGTCATTGTCGTCATTCGTTCGTCTCCTTCGTCGTCGTCGGCGGGTTTTGACCCGCCGTTCTCATGACTTCCCCGATGCTGCTCGGACCGTGGAGCTTGGTACGACGTAAGGTCGGTTCGTAAGAACCGACCGAAAGAGTTACATGACTCTCGTCTACGTAGGTAGTAGGCGTAGGCGTAGGTCGCGGCTGCGCGCGGGCGCGCGAGGCATACCTCGGAGCATTGCTCGGAGCATCCCCGTTAGGTAGCGGTCGGGCATTGCTCGGAGCATTGCCCGGAGCATTGCTGCGAGCATCCTTCCATCGGCCTGTCGCCGCTATCTCGGCATGAGCCTGCCGCGCGCCTCGTTCGAGACGATAGCCCTTGACGGCGTAGCGGTAGGACGCGAGACGTTCGACGAGTCCCGCCCTGACGAGTCGGTCGACGAGCGATGTCCGCAGGTCGCGGGGCAGCACAGCGTCATTCGGATATGCCTTGTCCGTCAGGGCGAGGAGCTGGACGTAAGCCCCGAGCAGGGTCGGGTCGCGATAGACCTCGGGATAATCGCGCTCAAGGTCCGTGTAGTAGACCCGCACGCCCATTCTCATTCTCGCGTCTCCCCGTCCGACTGCTGACGCCGAAGCGGTCGGACGCTCTCCTTCGCGATGTACGCGCATCGTAGTTGGTCGTGCTGCCCGTCGTCGACGGGCCACGCGCCGTACGTCCAGTCGGGAACCCTGACCCAGCCGATGACGCTCGACGTCATCGCGAAATCCTCGAACGTCGGCAGCGGTGCGTTCCCGAGATATTCGACGACGAGCGATAGACAGGCGGGTCGGTAACGGCCCCCGATGACCCATTCGCCGTAGTCGGGAACCGTCTTGATGTCGATGCCTCGACCGTCGACGAGGAAGTCAAAATCGATGCCGCGTTCGAAGTCGGCATTGACCCATTCCCACAGCGGATTCGTTTCGCTGACGAAGCGCTCGGCCCATCGGGCGATGCGTCGAATCCGTAGCGCTCTGTCGTCGTCGAAGCCAGCGGCGCGGGCCATCGTCACCGCGATTTCCGACCCTTTCCCTTGTGCACAAGCCGCCGTGCAGCACGTTGAGGCCGCGTGTTTTCCTCGTTCGCGACTGCTAGTACGTCACGGTCGGGATTCGGGCCACGACGCCGCTGGACGGGTTGAGCCGGGGGAGCGGCTGGATGGTGCCAACTCGCTGCCCCGACCAGTAGACCCGACTCGTGCGGGTCGACGAGCGTCGGTAGCTCGCACACGGAGCAGGGAACGCCCCTGCTGTGATGGTGCGGCACGAGGTCGTACTCCTCGGTCCGGCACGTCGAGCAGAACCCGCCGCCGTATTCGCAGCGACCGCAGCGTAAGCACTCGTGGAACACGCCGGGTACGTCGTGTCGTCCCCCGTGGTCCATCCGAAGGTCGCGATACTCGTCGGTCACCATGACTCGTTCGTCCCGAAGGCTGCCCGATGCGGTCCACGATGACCGCGCTCGCGCTTACAGGTGACGCTGCCGTCCATCGAGAATGGACTGACGATACCGCACGGCGGCGGCTCGGGAGCGAGCGGCGGCGGCTCGTCGTCGTTCGCCGGAAGCGGGTTCGCCGAGCTCGTCGCTTCGTCCATCACGGTAGGCGTCAAATCCGGGGCTGGCACGTCGACGCTATCGGGAACGTCTGCTAGTACGTCCTCGTCGACCTCGTCCGCCTCCGTGTCTCCACGGGTCTGAGGCGGGTCGCTGGGGATATCGTCGACCGCGAGCGGGAGCGATGCGACGCGAGCAGCGATGACGTCGGAGAGCGACGTCGGCTCCTCGGCGACGTTGCCATCGTCGTCGACGCGGGCGGGCTCCCCGTCGGGGATACTTCCGACCTCGCTCTCGTCGATGAAACCCATTCCGGCGATGCTCAGGGTCGCCCGTCGCTTCGCCTTCGTCTCGGCCTTCATCATCGCGTTCGCCAGCATCTCGCCCCGTAGGGGCTTGGCGTCATACCCGATGAGACTGACGATGCCGGTCGCGCTGTCGGTTCGGGGACCGAGCGTGACGTGGGCGGTGACGCCGTAGAGTCCGTCGGGGACCGGCGGATAGTCGAGCCCGACGATATTGACGCCAAGGTTCCGGCGAATCTGGTCCGTCGCATCGCGACGGGCGTACAGGACGAGACGCTTGTCGTCGTTACGCCCCAGCCACAGGTAGTCGAACGGGCGAGTCAGCGGGTTGAGCCCGAGACTTTCGCACACCCGAGCGTAGTACGCGACGCGCTCGACGGGCGAGAGCTTCGATAGGTCGCCGACCATGACGACCCGCTCGAGGACGGCGGCGCTACTGACCTTCTCGTGTTCGGCGCGCTCGTCGACGATGACGGCTGTATCTTCGGTCATTACTTTGTCTCCTTCTCAGGGCCGGTCATCGCCCGCGCTCCATAGGTCCGACGGTTGCGCCGTTGTCGGGTCGGGTCGCTTACGCTGCCCTTCGGTCGTCCGTGTGAAACGACCTGATGACGAACGGTTCGGCTGACTCCTTCGTGAAGCACGAACCGGATGACCTCGGCGGCGTCCTCGCCGAGGTCGAAGTTGATGATGAAACGCTGTGCGATGGGCGGAACGAAATACACATACCGCACCCCATCCAGCGTAAACCGGATGGACGATGTGTCGACGCTGATGTGCGTTCCGCGCGTCGCTCGTCGAACCGCGTAAGCGATAGGGCAGTTGCTGGAGTTTCGGAGTTTGCCTCGCTCGATATCGTCGAGCCCTACGTCTATCGTCCAGTTTCGTAGTTCATCCATCTTGTCTCGTCTCCTTCTCACGCCGGATGAGCAGCGGGCGCGACCCCGCCACTTCGCGGGTGTGAATACTCTCGACGCCCCTGATGACGTCGCTTTCGAAACCGTCGGTCAACTCGACGAGCAGCTGACGGTACGCCTTCGCGACGAGGTTCCAATCGGTGACGATAGACGGCCTGTTCGGTCGCCACGTCGCCGTCCAGTCGACGCCCGTCGCCTTCGTCGCCGGACCCATCCGGCTCTTGATGGCGACCGACGCCTCGTCCTTCGCCCGCTCGGACTCGTTCGCCGCGTCGCGAGCAGCGAGGTATGTCCGAACGAGCAGGTCCAGTCCTTCGTCGGCGACCAACTCGGTGTCGTCGGCGACGAAAGCGCGATTGATGCTCGACCGACTCTCCATGAACGGCCCGCCGGACGCGAGTCGCGACCGGAAGTCCTGCGCGACGCGCAGCATCCCCCGGAAGTCGTCGGGCTTCGCTTCGAGGTCGTAGCACTCCAACGTCGAGCCGAAGCGCAGGCAAGCGACGTGCGCCCGCGCTCGTCCCGTGACGCCGAGTTGCCACTGGACTTGGGCCTCGACCTCGGGCGGCAGTCCGTCGTTCCAGCGACGGGAGCCCGACGTCTTGACCTCGACGATTGTGCCGTCCAGTCGTTCGCCGTCGAGACTCGCCATCGCCCAGCCGTTCGGATGGACTTGGAGCTCGTCGACGGGCCGGACGGTGTAGCCGTGCTCTCGCTCATCCTCAGCGAGGACGACGCTTTCGAGCGCGGTCCCGATACGCATTCGGCGTTCGCTCTCGGCGTCGTGCTCCTGCTCCTCGCCGAGCTTCGAACGAGCGATATCGCCTTCGCTCGAATACGGCGACAGCCCGAGAATGGCGGGGATATCCGTCCCCGTCACGCCCTCGCGTCGACGTTCGAGCCATTCGGGGGTGCGAACCTTCGTCATTGCCGGTCCAGCCACCTAGCCGACCGACTAGCCGACCGATTGGACACCCTGGGATGGGCACGGGCCTTCCCTACCCACGCCCGACTGGCCCGAGCGCGGTAGCGCTCGACGTCGACGGGACTGACGTCGTACTCGGGCCCGTATTTGCCGACGCCCAATCGGGCGGGCAGCGTTCCCCGAGCGATTGCCTTGCGGACACCCTGTCGCCCGATGCCGAGCGACCGAGCGACCTCATCGACGGTCACGTTCCTTGCTCCTTTCGCTTCCACCATTCGTCGAGCTGGTCGAGATGACAGCCGACGTGTTCGTAATAGACCTCACAGTGTTCGACGAGCAGCATCCGTTCGACCTCGCTCCCCATCGCTCGCTCGGCGTGACGACGAAAGTCCGTGAAATCGCCCGCGTGGGTCGTCGGCATATCGGTCGAACGGGGACGACGATAGCGTCCGACCTCGTACGGCTTGTGATAGTCGACGCCCGCGACGGCGTAGCCGCGTCTCGTCGCCCGGATGGTGTGGTAGGGGTCGCTGCGTTCGTTCTTGCCCAGCCGATACGCGACGAGGCCAAACGCGGCCAGACCTTCCAGAATCCCCTCGGTCGCGAGCCAGCCGACGGCGTGGTGTGGACCGTAGACCTCGGCTGCGAGTAGCACCGACGAGCGCTGCATCCCGTTTTGGCAGACGTATCGCAGGATGGTCGTCTCGTGTGCGTCGAGCAGCGAGCGCAGGGCTCCTATCCCCGCGCTCGCTGCCCCCGCGCTGGCGGGCATCGTCGCTCACCCGACCTGCTGCCCGGTCGCGACGCGGGCGACGAGCGCCCCGAGCGGGCCAGCGGTAGCGGTGATGGACCCGGCGAACGGGACGAAACCCTTGTCGCCGTAGAGTCGAGCTTGCATCTTTTCGAGCCCGTAGCCGAACGCGACGCTGACGACCTGAACGCCGTCCTTGCGGGCCTTCTCGACCTCGGTCGCGTCGCCCGTCTCGCGATACGCGAGCGAGCCCTGTCCGTCGCTCGCGATGATGATGACGGGCTGCTCGTCGGGTCGGGTCGCGAGCTTGATGGCGCGTCGGGCCCAGCCGAGGACTTCCTTGTCGGGCGTACCGCCGTCGGGGATACGGGGAAGCTTGCCGATGGAGTCGATACTCTGGCCGCTCGACCAGACCCGCGTCGCGGCGAACGATGACCCGGCGATACGCTGACCCGTCGTCCAGCCCCAAATATCCATCCGAACGTTCGGCAGTCCGCGCGACGCGATGCCGAGCGCCTGCGCGACGCTCGTGGCCTGCCAGATGGGATACCCCGCCATCGACCCCGAGCAGTCGACGAGCAGCCAGACGAGGTACTTGCCTTCGCTCGTCGCGGCGTGCCGGTTGAAGATGCGGTAATCGCTCTCGACGAGTCGGGTGATGCCCCGGTTGTCGATGCGACCTGAACGCTGCTGACGAGCGACGCCGTAGTGCCCCGTCCGGCTTCGCATGAACGCTGAACGGATACTCGCGGCTGCGACGTGCGACGGGTCGATATGCGCGCTGCCCCGAGCGATACCTTCGGGCGTCCAGTAGACCTCGCCGCGTCCCCCGTTACCGTCGTCGACGAGCGCCTTGGCGTCCTCGACGAGCTGTTGGGCGCTCGCGCTGTCCATTCCGCTCGTCTCGCCGTTCGCTTCGGCCTGCTCGTTCGCTCCGTCGGCGAAGCAGTCGCTGCCGAACGTTCGCGTGGCGGATTCGAGGTCGTCCGCGTCGACCTCGTTCGCGTCGTCCTCGTCGTCCTCGTCGTCGAGGTCGGCGACGTCGCTTGCCCCCGACTGTCGGACCGGTGCATCGGCATCGTCGACGAGCGACGCGCTCTGGCCGGACTGGTCGCTTCGCTCGCCCTTCGGGGCTTCGCTCGGCTGGCCCTGTCCCTGCGCGTCCTGCGACTTGGCCTCGCGCTCCTGTTCCTTACGCTGCTGCTGCTGCGCCCGCAGGACGGCGATGGCTTCCTTGACCGCTTCGACGTGCGTTCGCGTCGTATCGTTCGCCGTCCCGCGCTTCGCCCAATCGAGCCAGAAGTCCCGCGTCGCCTCGGCGTCGGTCCAGTCGACATGAGCGCCGTAGCGCGTCGCGCCGAGGATACGGTCGATGGGCGGAAGCGTCTGGCCCCGAATGCCTGCGACGGGTCGGGCGACGTACGCGATGGCGGGGGCGAACACTTCGGCGTAGCCGGGATAATCTTCGACGAACCGGCGTTCGATGCGGATGTCGTCGAGGATATTACTGATGCGCTTGGCGGCTGGGGCGTCGACGCTAGCGGCGAAGGCGTCCTCGACGGCCTTCGCGGTCCGGCGACCGTAGCGGACGTGACTGCTCTCGTGGACCGCCATCGCCGTTAGAACTGTCTCGGCCTCGTCGGACGAGAGCGTGGGGTCGAATAGCGGCTTGTGACTGATGGCGACGACCTTCGCCTTGAAGTCGGTTCCGGCGGTCTTGACGCTCTCGTCGAACGTGACGCGATAGCGGGCGTCGCCCGTCGCGAAGGTGTCGACGAAGCCCTGTACGACGCGCTGCGCGGCTTCGACGCGCGATGCGGTGTTGGTCTGGTCGACGACCTTGCCGTACTTGCCCCAAAAACCCGCGACGCTCGGTCGCTCGCCCGCCACGCTCGTGTCGTAGCGCTGCCACCAGTCGCCGTCGTCGTCGTCGTCGTCGTCGACCTCGATGTATTCGGGCTCGTCGTCGAACGGGAGAAGGTCCCCGTCGTCGCCCCAGCGGATGCTTGTCTTGGAAGTACCCATGTCGTCTCCTTCGGGCGTCGCGCTCTTGACTTTCGAGCGCGACGCGCTGAGCGTACTCCTTCTTCCGGTGCCTGTCTAGGGGTTAGTTTCCGATGCCCAGCCAGCTCGCGCTCGTCCCCGACGGGCGCAGGCCCAGCCAGATTCGGTCGAGCGTCGCCTTGCGCGACTGTGCCCCGCCGTCGTCGCTCGCGGCGTTGATAACGGTCTGACGGGCGGCGACGTCGATATCGAGTCCCTGCGCGACGAGTCGGCAGGCGTTGATGACCTCGCGAGTCGAGACGGGGATGAAGTCGGGGTCGGCTGCCGCCTGAACCCGACTATCGCCCGCGAAGCGGACGAACAGGCGAGCCGTCTCCTCGCTGCACCGCGTTCGCGCCATCGCGACCCGGACCTCGTCCTCGACCGCCATGTAACCGAACGGGGTCGTAAGCGCCCGCGTGTAGAAAGCAGGGTCGATGGCGTACGTGCCGGTAAACTGCAGCCCCACGTTGCCGGTCATGACGATGAAGCAGTCGGGATGGCGAACGATTGTCTCGCCCGTGATGGGGTTCGTCGCCTCGCGACTGTCGTCGAGCAGCGAGAGCAGGATGCCCCGGATGAAATCGGTGACGCGGTTGACCTCGTCGATGAGCAGGATGCAGGGCGTCCCGAGCGCCTTAACGAATACCGACGGGCGGTACTCCGTCTTGGGCGAGCCGTCGATGACGACGACCTCGCGAGTGCCGAACCACGCCTCGGGGTCGGTCATGCTCGGGGCGTCGACCTTGACGAAGGGAAGATTGGCGAGCTTGGCCAGATGCTTCGCGGCGCGAGTCTTGCCCGACCCGCTGGGGCCGGTGTAGAGCAGGTTCGGCGCTGGCGCGAGCGGGTCGCGCAGGGCCGCGATGCGTTGGACGGTCGCGAACGTCGCGATGACCTCGGGACTCGCGACGTACTCGTCTTGAAGCTCGCCCGTCTCGACGGCTTCGGCGAGCGCCGGGACGGTGACGCGCTGGCGGGTGCCTTTCGGGTGACGGGTCGCTGCCTTCGCCTGCTTGTCGCAGGTCCGGCAGCGGGTCGCGACGTGACCGTCGGGAAAGACGTAGAAGTTGCTGACGTGCTTGATATCGTGGCAGATGCTGCACTGATGATTGGTGTTCGCCGCGTAGGTCGCTCGCTGCTGGTCGTTCATCGTTTCGTCTCCTTCGCTTCCTCGCTCGTTGACTGTCGAGCGGGACTCGTCGCTCTCGGCGCGAGCGCTGTGAGCATAACGGGTCGAAAGGCACCTGTCTAGGGGTATCCTGCGGGGATTTGTAAGCCGTCAGGAACGACGAAACCGACCCCCGTTTGGGGGTCGGTGTGGACGGGTCGGGCGGTTATGGGCGGCGCTCCTTGGGGCGTTGACGGGCTGCTAGCGCGGCGTCAAATAGAAC